AAGATTGAAATACTTTACATTTTACTTACTGAGTGGGCAGATAATGAAGATTTAATGGAAATAGCAAGTTTTCTTGAGGATCGATTAACTGCTGAATAAATAAAACAATTAACCATGAAAAAACCAAATCATTCCGACATAGAAGAAATGTTTGACTCACTAAAACCAAGCAAAAAGCAACAAGCGATAGAACAAGCAATCAACTAAATAATAACTAACAACCAATAAAATAATGAAATTATTATTCACTGACAACACTACTCACGAAGGATTAATTATCCAATTAAATGAAAAGCAAAATGAAAGATTAGAGGATTATGTAAATCAAATGGATGGCTCTCTTTCTATCTTTCATATGCTATCCAACGAAAAGGATATATTATGGCAACTGGAAAACACTTTTAACATATACTTTGAAAACATTGAAACAACTAACAAATCAAAAAGAAGTACAAGGAAATTAAGATCAATTTATAATTTTGAAGTACAAGCTTTTAACAATATTAAAACTTACGCAACTTACGCATGAGAGAATCAACATTTATACTACTTTGTAACAGCTTATTTATACATCCTGATATAGCCTTAGAAAATGAGGAAATAAGACAAGCTTTAAGAGACCGACAAACCACTGAACAAATAAAAGAATTACTAATAACTAACTTTTAACCATCAATAAATAGAGAAGAAAATATATATGAAAAAACAAATAGATCATTCCTGTCCCAAACAAACATGGGACTCACTAAAACCATCACGCAAAGAGCAAATAACCATATGGATCATGAGTCCAGTAATAGTCTTGACTAGTTGGGCAATCTTAATTTGGATGTGCTCGCAATGAGTGTTACAGAATACATAGAAGATGTTCCTTTCGTGTACAGGGTTGTAAGCGATTACAAACAAGTCTATTACAAATGGCACTGCCGATCATACCCTGACTTATTTACAGGCAAAGCACACGATAAAGAAACAATGTTTGAGCAATTCAAACAGGTTGCTAAGGAAATAAAGAAAATGAGTAGCTATGCTACGAATCAACAAAGTTGACACTAAAACCAAACCAATAAATAACCAACATGAAAGAAAAATTAAAAGAATTAGAAAAAAGAAACCTACAGCTGTCTGAATGGCTTAAAGAGACTCAAATTGAGAACGCTAATATGCGTGACCGATTAGATGACTTAGGAGAATTAAATGATTTGATTGAGGATGGATCGATAAAAGATTTATTCACTGAGCAAGACGATGAAAACTAAACTTATACTTATAACCTTGTTACTCACATTATCGAGTTGTAAAAGCCCTAGATTAACCGACAGATGTAGCGATGTGTCGCATGGTAAGTGTCCGATCTGTAAATTTAACCACTAATGAAACAATGAAAAAAATAGAATTAAGGAATGAAATCAAAAACGATAAATATACAGACTATGTTTATCAAGCCTTTGATATTCAAAACAAAAAGGAAACTATAACTGAAATAAAGTACGACTTGTCAGAACTAGATAATTTTGATTGGAATATTGGTGTAGTTGTTGGTGCAAGTGGTAGTGGAAAAACATCAATACTCGCAGATTTTGGTGAAATTAGGGATATTGATTTTGATAAAGATAAGCCTCTAATATCTAACTTTGATTTTCTTGAACCTAAAGAGGCTACTAAACTACTGACATCAATGGGGCTATCTTCTGTACCAACTTGGCTAAGACCATTTAAGACACTTAGTAATGGCGAGCAATACAGAGCCACATTGGCTTACTTAGTTGCTGACGCTAAAGATGGAGAAGTTATTTTGGTTGATGAATATACTTCAGTTGTTGATAGGGATGTAGCAAAATCTATGAGCTTTGCTTTACAGAAGTACATTAGGAATACAAGTAAGAAAATTATTTTAGCAAGTTGCCATTATGATATTATGGAATGGTTAATGCCAGATTGGACTTGTTCACCACAAAAGGGGGGCGTACTCGAAAGAGGCGAATGTCTTTGGCGAGGTAGACCACAAATCGAACTACAAGTTAGTAGGGTCGAATATGATACTTGGAACTTCTTCAAAAAACATCATTACTTAACTGAGGATTGTGCTAAATCTTGTAAGTTTTTTCTATTTTCTTGGAACGATAAGCCAATAGGTATAAATGCTGTGATACCTCAACCAAGTGGACATTTTAAAAATGGAGTAAGATCAAGTAGAATTGTGGTTTTACCTGACTATCAAGGACTAGGATTAGGAACAACAATATCTAATTTTATTGCTTCAATATATAAAAATAGTGGCTATAGATATTTCACAAAAACAGTTCATCCAGCTATTGGTGGATATAGAAATAAAAATAAGGATATTTGGAGAGGAACTTCTAAGAATGGTAAATCTCCAAAAGCACAAAACGCTATGGGTGGAATGAGTGGATGGAATGTTTTAGTCAGGACATCTTATTGCCATGAATATATAGGTGAAGGTATAAGTGGCTACGAAGAATTATTGAAACCTATTAAAGAAATGAGACAAGCAAAAGAAACAGTAAAATCAACAACAACCAAGCAACTACAATTATTATAATGAGCTTAGAAATGCTACTACTTTACGCAATTATCTTCTTGATTAGCCTTGGATTCTTATATAAAGACTAGATGAATTACAGCACGATAGAGGGATGTATTAGACAATCAACTAACCGACCAATGAGAACCGAGATAACACCTAAAGATTTTAAATACCTAAACCAACCTAGAAATATGATAGAAGAAGTAATGTACTACATAATGACCGAGCACTTTAAAGGTGTGCTTGATCCCAACCATAAATACTTTGACCTTTATATATCTCTTCAGCATTTACTGGATGAGTATAATAATAACAAATAAAACTTAAAGACAATGGAAAATAAATACTGGCATAACATACCTGACAATGATGATGATGATGAGGAAGAACTTGACTGCATGACCTTAGCGAAAGCTAAAAAGGAACAGGATATACTAACCAAAATGGAAGAAGATAATGAATAACTACGAGGACTTTGAATCGTACTTCTTCGCTGACTCAAGACAATTCTCTTTTGAAGTAGCAGAAAAGTTTGACCTGTTTTGGCAGAACAATGAGCTAGGCTATGATAAGAGTGGCAAGTTGATCCGTACTAATAAACCAAGGAAGAAACCTAAACCTGACTTTGACTACAGGAACAAGAAGAATAAACACAAGAAGATATGGAACACTTAACTGCTTCAATGGTAGAGCTTGGCAAGGCTAGGTATAGGAACGCTAAGAAACTACGCACACAGAACCAGTTATCATCTGAGACTCCTGCTTATAAAAGACTAGCTGATCAGATGCACGGAGATGTTGTTCGTGTAATAGCTAAGTTCTTTGATGACTGCTCACAAGTACACGCACCTTGTCCTGTTTGGTTACCTTTAGTGTGGGAATTAGAACCTGATGAAGTAGCTCTGTTAGCAATTAAAAGATCATTTGATTTATTGGATGGTAACGACATGACCTTCGCTTATGTTGCATTTGAATTAGCTAAAGCGATAGAGGATGAAGTACGCGTCCGTTACTTTAAAGAATATGTAGACAAGAATACATGGAAGTTATTACAAAGGGACAGGAAAAATGTCCGTAGTAGACAGAAGTATATGTCAAAGTTTTGGGACAGAGAAAAGAACCTACACTCTAAGGGTAGGTACGAACGCTTCACGCTGTGGACACAGACAAACAAAGGAAAGATTGGTGCTTGGTTGTTGGAGATTATCCGTATGCAAACAAACTTATTCACATTGAAGAGTACACTGACTAGGAAGGGAGCAACAATAAAAAAGATTGCACCTAATCCTAAGCTACAGGAATGGGTAAAACAATTTGATGAGAACAGCGAAGCACTCCGTCCTTTTTGGTTAGCCACTCCTGAAGAACCTGTCAAGTGGGAGAGTAATTACGGAGGTGGATACCTGAGTGATGAGTTACCTGTCCTTCCCATTATGAAGAATGCATTTGACTTGAGGAACAGAGACTTGAGTAAGCTGTACGAACCACTTAACCGACTGCAAGAAGTACCGTATAGAATAAACAAGAAGGTGTACGAGATAATGCAGTGGGCATGGGAAGGGGATGTATCAATAGGTACTATGGAAAAGAGAGAGCTGTTACCTGTCCTTGAACCAATTGAGAACCTCAAACAGACAGACCCTGAAGCATTCACAGCTTGGAAAAGAGAAGCAAAGTATGTACATGACTGGAACTTAGAGACCAGTGGTAGAAGGATGAGATCACTACGGATCATGTATGTTGCGAAGATGTACGCACAGCTTGAGAAGTTTTACTTTCCAGTACAGGTGGACTACCGAGGTAGAGTGTATAGTGTACCATCCTTTGTTGATCCACAGAGCTGTGACTTAGGACGGAGTTGCTTGGAGTTTTACCGAGGTGTACCAATCAAGTGTGAGGAAGATGCTAAGTGGTTAAAGATACACGGAGCGAATGTATGGGGGAGAAAGGGTGAGTTTAAAGAACGCATAGCTTGGATAGAACAGAACACAAAAGAGATTATTAGGATAGCTGAAGACCCTAGAACATATAAGCTATGGCAAGATGCATCTGAACCTTGGGCTTTCCTGGCTTTTTGTTTTGAATATGCAGGTTATAAGAAGGAGGGGTATGGATTTGTTACTCACTTACCTTGTCGAATGGATGCTAGTTGTAATGGTGTACAGATACTATCTTTATTGTTACGAGATGAGAAGATAGGCAAGCTAACTAACCTAGTACCTGACCTACCACCACAGGATGTATATCAACACATCGCAGACCGAGTGAACGAGACCTTACATAAACAAAAGAGTAAGAATAGCTTGGCAGGAGACTGGTTAAAGTGGGGGATAAATAGAAAGTATACCAAGACAATAGTAATGACGAAACCTTTTGGTATGAATGGATACACTAGTACCTTTGAGTTGGAGAATGTATTTCTAAAGGAGATAAAGAATGGCAGGAGTA